GAAGTCCCTCCAAGCCAAGATCGACATCGGCGCGAGAGTTCTAGGTGAGGAAGCAAAAGAATGGCTGAAACTAAAACCGACTACGAAGCTATAACCAAACTGATGGAAGAACGTGCCACGGGATACGCGTCCCGTGACACCGCAGCCAAAGAACTGGCTGAAATGATCGGGCTCGACATCGATGTCGCCCGTGCCTTCTGCTCAAACCTCAAGCCCAGAGGATCCGCAGGGATTGCCGAGGTGCGTGGGTATAAGAAAGGCGAGTTCCCCAAAAAGAAAACCCCGCCAGAGCGGGGCTAGTTTGTGAGGCAGTAAGGGCCACAGGCGTGAGACTCTTACCAATCGAGCAGTCGTTCGATAATTCAATCTATCATGCCGCTTCCATCTCCGCAACAGCTTTGCGAATAAGAACCGAAAGTTGACGCGACATCGAACGCTGCTCACTGTCGGCAAGCTTCCGCAGCAGTTCATGGTCCTCCTTAATCAGACCAACATTCTGAAACTGCACCTTGTCTTTTTCTTTTAACTTCTTTCGTGCCATTTTTGTCTCCAGTTGTAAGCCAGTTGTTATCAGCTTATACAACATTTGTTTCTAGTGTTCAAGCAGTTCGCACTTGATACAACGCCATGGAATGTCGTCACGTTTGTCCGCATAATTTGGAATGCAATGCGCTATGACCTCGTCCCCTTCTTCCAAGTCAACCTTGTCCATCAGCCGCTTGCTGAAAAATACAGCGTCCCCATCGTCGTTCACACCAAAACCACTGCCTGAATAGGTCGTCGCTTCGATCAAAACAACCATCTCCGCGGTCTCAAACTTGTTCTTAGTCTCAAAACCTTGGCTCATGCGTTTCTCCTTGATTGTGTTTGTTCTTATAATAATTGAGTTGTTGAACAAGGCCCTCAATCCTCGGATCTCGGTAGTTCTCCCACTCGATGTCGTCGATCTGCTTCTGTAGTCTTTTGATTATGTCGCTTATCAGATCCAATTCCATCGTCCTTCTCCCATGGTGGTTGAGACAAGGTTACAGTCTCATGACCATACGCCATCTTGCGCTTGTACCCCTGCCACTCTTTCTCTGCTTCTGTCCATCGGCTCATATCGTCTTCCCCGCTTCTCGCAGTGCCTTCACAAAATTATCTAGCTCTTCACGAGCAGCAAACAATTCACGTTGTATGTTTGGACGGGCATCCTTCCGGTATCGCTCATCCTGTAAATTGTCCACTTGCTGCTTGAGCCATTTCAATTGTGCTGCTTGGAACGTGCTCAACTGCTCATCACCCATTTTTTATAACCTCCGGTCTTAATTCGGGCCTTAGTATGTACGAAACCTCCTCCGATACATAACACTCCATCATGATGTCGGTGCCGTACAACTCATACAAATGATTATAAAGAGGATCAAACAACCTGTCGTTCATCGCCTCAATGCAACGGCTCTCCCGATCATACCATACCGCCGCTTTAACAGGCTCACCGTCAATCGCGTAACTGATCACCAACGCAGTATAGTAATAAATCATCTGACAACTTCCCAAACATTCTCCCGCGCAACGTTGTCCTCAGTGTCCCTGATCAAACCCTGCTTGTGCAAAGCAGTCAGGGTCGCCCGAATAATCGTCAGCTTCAAACCGGTTCGATCCGCCAACTGCCGCGCAGTCCCCGCACCTCGGCCCAACTCAGCAAGGATCTGCTCCTTCCGCGTTAGCTTCTGGTTGGTCTGTTGCTTGCGCGTCATCCTGTCCCACATTTTCTTAAACATTCTTTGTCTCCTTTTCACTATAGATGTCTATCACTCCGACACCCTCCATCTCTGCGCCCGTAAGTGCAGAAAATTCCTCCCGTGCTAATTGCGCAGCTTCAACGCTGTTCGCCGCTTCAACCAACACCAACCGAGAAACCACGCCCTCGCATACTACTTCATACGTTTTCATTTCTTTCAGATACCTTTCTTCTAGTCCCATTAACCAAAACGTTGTCGCGTCAAACTCAACACGCAACAACTCATCTCGTATCTCGCACCAACGGTTCATGTTGATCCCCGTCTCCTCGATAAACTCTTTCGCACTGTTCGTCTTAACAAGGAACTCCAGTGGACTTAGCTTCAGATAGCCTCGATTGCTCAGATACGTCTTCGTTCTTGTTTGCAGCCGCAAGTACCACATAGTCTTTGGGTCTTTGCTGCGCTCCAACGCACCATCATAACAGTCCAGTTTCCATAGCCAGTTTCGGATTGTAGCCGAGGTCACGCCAAACTCTTTCGCGATCTCCTTCTGAGCGATACCCTCGTCATGCATAGCCTTGGCCTTGACCCACCTGTTATCAAGTTTCCGCATCGCTCCAATCCTCCTCGTACTCAACCAACGGGGCCGTGTATTCCCGACACTCCTTGTCTGTCTGCACCTGTTCCTTCACGAACTTGATGAAATCAGAATACTCCCACTTCCATACCACGCCAGTGAACCGATCAACCGCGTCCCTCTGGTCCTTGGTCAACGTCTGCCAGTACAGATACAACTTGTTGCAGTATCTCGCTTGGTCATCCCATTCCTCCGAGTCCAACTCGTCTTCAGGATCAATCAAATCCATCCAGTTAGACAAGGTCGGGTCGGTGATGTCAGCCTCGATCAATCTATCTAGTTCACTGGTCATCGGCACACTCCATACACACCTCCGCATCCTCGCCCATGATCTTAGTCACAGGCATCCCACAATCGCACAGCCGCTCCATCTTACCGTCACCGCTGCACGTCTCGCAGACCTCACGAACCTCCTCCACATATCCAATGTCTCGGGTGAAACTCTGAGGCCGAATAATCTCAAAGTAACTGTAACCCTCACCATCGCAGTCCGCACAACAGTCCATGATCGGCGTCTCTTGCAACTCAAGCAACATCTCTTTCATCTTACCCATTGTTCTTGATCCTCTGATTAACTCCCAAATTGTAAATCAACTCACGCTTGAAATCATCAAGCCGCTTGTAAATGTACTTCAAATCCGCAATCTCCGGCGCATCAGGGTCATAGTTCCCCATGACGTCCTCAATGCGGTCGATCACATAATGCATACAGATACGGTCATCCATCACGCCACCTCCATTTTATAAACAGGAATAACAAAACCCGTGTTCTGAAAGTTCTCGTCAGCATATTCTCGCGCCTCCGAAACACAACAAAAGGGACCATACGTCCGAGAAGCCGCAGGAGAACGATCCTCATCACCCTCCGCATCAGGAACCATGTTCAACCAAACATCCCCCTCGTCACATTCAAATATCATCGCGTGCCTCGGCTCAGACATATTGATACTCCTCAATAAATGCGAACCCGCCGCCGTTGCCCTCTTCGTCCATCGACAAAGACATCTCAACAGTCTGTCCGCCCAACCGTAACGTAAACACAGGGAACGGCTCCAAGGCATACTCGTCCTCAACAAACCGAAACCCTATGATCTTCGCGCCAACCAACTGGCTGTAATATTTCTCCATGTCCATCACGCTTCCTCCTCCTCGAACTCAGGCGTCCAACTTTCATCCACGCCATTCAGATACTGGCCCTCAAACAAACCACCCTCGTCCTGATAGTCAGCGTCAACACTAATACCCATCGAATGCAGCTTGTCCCACACTGGAATAGGCGGACCCCACGCCGTCCAACAGTTGAACGAAAACGATGCGTTCATACTCGCAGGATCAACATCCTCGTCGTCATGCAACGTCAGCGGCTGCGTGATCTCAACCTCCGCAACATCCCACTTCGTACCCCAGTTCTCAACACGCCAGTCATACCAACCCTCAACATCAAACCCCTGCCACTGGGTCCGCGGCGCAAGCCACTGCTCAAACGGCATCGGCTTGATCAACTGACAGAATTGTGGGTTCAAAGCCCGACCCCCATTGTGAGGATCATAACCGTTCTGGGTCAGCGCGTTATAGATTTCCTTCACCAAGAACCTCGGCCCATGGATGTGGACCCCCTGATAACAATGATTAGGCATTCTCTTTCCTCCTGATTAAAATCCCCCCGACAGCACAGTCGTAAGTGATCACAACCTCATCGCCAACACGCAACTTGCTGTTCACAATCTCCGAACCAACAATGTCAACTATCGGGCGGTCACCCTTCCCCGACACCTTGCGCTTGCCAGTCCCCTCCTCGTTCTGAACCAACGCCATGCCTCCCTCACGCAACGGTAACCGAATTACGTTAAACCGTACGCCGCGCTCAAAACCCGCCGCAACCAACCGCTTGCCCTCCAACCAAATGCGAGGACGACCACGGTTCGCTCGGATCGTATACTCCTGTAGTAAAATCATGCCAAAGCCCCCCACTGCATAGCCATCGCATCCGCAATGCCCCTGTAAAACTTCGACCGCAACTTCCAACGATCCGCACTCGGCGGTAACTTGTGACACTCATCCCGAGCCGTCGATCCATCCAAACTCCCAGTCCGAACCAACTTCGGTAAATTACGCAGCCACAAACAGGTCCGCTTCTTCACATTGTCCTCACTGTCGTCAGCCTCCGCAAACTCCCAAGGCTGTATGCTCTGAGCAAACGGCTCGTAGTTCTTAATCCGAGCCTTCGCATGCTTGTGCATCACAGGGTTCTCAACCGCGACCATCGGTATATGATCCACGTTCCATACATCCGAAAATAATGCAGCACCCTCATCCAACTCACGCCACATCTCTTCCAACGTCCGATTGGGCGGAGCCTTGTGCAACCAACGAACACCAGAATTACACAACCTCGTGCAAGGCGGATGCATCACCGCCAATAAATCCCAGTCACCACGCATCACGTTCCGAATGTCATCCTGTATGTGACGATTAGTCGGAGTGTCCGCAGGTAAAATATCACAGGACCACGCATCATGGCCCATTCTCAAAAACGCATCACGCACCGTGCCTGATGTCTCGCAACCAATAAGTACCTTCATGATCACACCTCCTCTTTGCAAGAAAAGAATGTGAGAAGAGACTGATCAGTCTCCCAGAAACCATCCGCCCACTCCAACCATTTGGTGTGCGCTTCTTCTTTGGTAGTGGCAGCGATCGATGTCTCAAAGAAATCACCGCCCTCAACTTCACGCCATGTAAAAGTAAATGTAGTCATAGATCTTTCCTTCTCTACTTGTTGATAGCTTGTAAGTTAGTTGAAAGTTGTAGGGCAGTCAAGCCCCACGTTCGTTCTCGAAAAAATCCTCCACCATTAAATGCACACGGTACAACGTGTCGATTGCAAAAGACGAGGATTGGCTGTCGTCCCAGAGATACAACTTCCTGATCGTGGGATAGGAAATCCCGTCCCATTCAATACGCATCGTGTAGAAATGATTTGTGTCATGCATACGATCAAGAAATGCCTTGATCGAACCGCAACGACCAACAGCAATTTCTAACGCATGTTGGATTTCAGATATTTGTTTGTGGGGGTGTTCCATTTACACTTACTCCTATAATTATAATTATTTTTATAGCAGGTGTAAGGAAAAAGGCAAGCGGTTCGCGGCTCTTGGTCCTGTGTTTACCCTTATAACAGTTTTTTCTAGATTTTTACGACCACCGTTCAATCCCTTTCAAATTTAATGTAATCAGCGTAATAAGTGTAATCACCCATTGAAAACATTGCAAAAAACTGCCCTGAGAAGATTACACTTGATTACATTTATTACGTTTTCGCTGGAGAAACCCCCTATACTAGAGTTGCACTGGGTGCATGAGCCCCTTTGCAAACGCATAGCTCCACCTGTCTATTGAAAACTTTTTGCCCTTGGTTTAACTTGTGGTCAGAACACAACGAGGCAGACATGGCATCCCTTGAGAAGAAAATTGAACAACAACACGGTCGCCAACTGACCAACCGACAGAAGACGTTTGCTAGACACATTGTCGAGGGCATCTACTCGAATGCTGAGTGTGCAAGGAAAGCAGGGTATGTAGAAACAAAGGCCAAAGACTATGCCTCTGTTCTGCTTAATGGCAGAGACTACCCACATGTTCTGGAATATATACAGGAACTAAGAGAGGAACGAGAGCGGCGATATGGTGTGACAACTATTGGTCAGCTTGAGCGGCTGCATAAGTTATCCTTGGGTGCGGAAGACGCGGGGCAATTCTCTGCGGCAATCAACGCTGAAAAGATACGGTCTGCCTTGGGTGGTTTGACGGTTGACAGAAGGGAAAACATAAACACCATTGATCAGATGTCGCGGGATGAGATCACCGCTCGACTGGCTGCATTGCAGAAGCAATATCCTCAAGCGTTTGTGATCGAAGGTACAGCAAAGGATATTACACCGGATGAGCAAGGGACCAGAGGCGAACTTTTGGCAATCGATCAGGAGCAACCTACCGAAGAATAGCTTTGCTACCCGCATTGAGAACAAGCACGGCGGCGGTGTGCCAGATGTCCACATGGTATGGGATGGCCTACCGTTTTGGATGGAATTGAAAGTAGCCAAATCGAGCGCAGTAAAAGTCTCGCCTCATCAAGTCGCTTGGAACATGGCATATTTTGTGCGCGGCGGTGCAAATTTTTTCTTAGTAAAGAGGGCCTTGGAGCGTGATCTATTTTTATTTCGGGGGGATGCGGGGCCCGACCTTGCGTCCTGCGGGCTGTCCTGCGGCCTTGGTACGCGGTTCACGGACCCTGCGGCCTTGTTCGAGGGCCTGCGGCCCGAGCTAGAGCGTATCCTGCGCCCTGCGCCCTAGCCCTGCGCCCTGCGCCCTAGCCCTGCGGCCCTGCGCCCTTGTTTGTTTATTGTATCCGGTCATGTGCCGTGGAACAAGGGCCATGTGCCAGGGGGAAAGTTTCTGTCATAAACTTTCCCTTGACATGGACAAGGGGCCAATGGCCCCTGGTCTTTAGTGTTCTACTATTGCGATTGATTTTGCGTTGCTGGATCCCTTGCAAAGTTTACATGCGGTACACTGGACGCGGCGTCCTGCCTCTTTTGACGCGGGGCATAGGGCCTCGTTCGCGCGGTCCAGCTGTCCAAGATCCGCGATTACGCGGAATGTGCGGCGGCCCGCTTTCCAATGTGCGATTGCTTCCGCGTGTGAGTCTGCGCTTTGCATTGCGATTTCTGGTCGCCAAGGTTTTTGGTGTGTGTAGGCTGTCCAAGTATCGCACTCGGACAGCAAATCGTCCCAAACTTCGGACGGTACGGCAGCGGGGTCGCCGTATGTACCGACGCGGACAAAGCGACCGCGGCCCATGTCTTTTATTTGATTGATCTTGAACCCGTCGCCCTCTACCACTAGCGCCTCTTTATAAACGCCGCGCTTGTATGCTTTAAAGACAATTAAGACACCTTGCCCAAGATTAACGTAGCACTTGCGGCCCTTGGCAATCTTGCGCTTGGGATCCGTTGTAACTTCCCCGCGCATGGGACAAGATCCGCAAATTGAAAAGTCCGCGCCCGTCTTGCTGGCTTCGAGCGGGTTAATATCCGCGCGCAAGATGTAGGTTTGCACGACGTGTCCAGTCTTTTTGTTACGGTTTGAATAAGTCGCGATAACGACTATTGGCTTACCATCCAAGAGGCTTGGCCCGTTGTAGATGATTGCATGTTGCATGTTCATTCCTTTCTAATTGAACACTGACAGAGTATAAAACTTCCAAGCTAGATACAAGTAAAAAGTTTTATAAGCTTGCGGCCCTGCGCCCTGCGGGCTCTCTTTTCCTGCGGGCTTGCGGCCCTGCGCCCTGCGGGTTTTCTTTTTTCTATTGTCCAGGGGACAAGGAAAAGGGGCCTTGCGGCCCCTCTTTTACGGTGCGGTGATAACTTCCTGGTCGATAAGTTCCTGGGCCATGCGCCCGAAGGATCCTTGCAGCGCCCAGGCTAGGCCGGTGTCGACCAGGTATTGCCAGGCTTCGATTTGGGTTTCCTGATCCGCGTCTAGTGCGCCTTCGGCAATTAGCGTTGCGTTGATGGGTGTCATTTCAATCATAAAAAATCGGGGGATCTTTCGATCCCCCGCCTCCTATTATGTGCGCTCTAACATGTTTTGAAACTCGCGCCGCGCTTCCTCGGCAGCTTCGCGGCGTAACTCTTTTAGCTTGCGTAAAAGATCTGTGGCTTTCCAATTATTAGAACCGCCCTCTTCGTTAGCCACGTTTTGCAGCACGTCGATCAGCTGCGCGACGTCTCCCAGTTTGATGTCAACTAGGATTTCAAGAGTTTCTTCTTTAACGTAAGATTTTTTCATAGCGCTTTCCTTTATTGCTAGAATCGAGGCACCATTGCCTCTGACACCTTGGTAGCATGGATGTGCCAAGTAGTCCACAATTAATTACAAGTAGCACACAACTAATTAGGGTAGGTCATCGCTATACTTTCGGGTAGCCTGCGGCCTGGCTCAGATCCTGCGGGCCTGCGGCCCGCAGGGCCTTGCGCCCTTGACAAAAAACCCTGCGGGCTTGCGCCCGCAGGGGAAAGGAAAGACAGCCCATTA